TTGCCCGCTGGCGGCTGCCGTGGCGGCGATCGAGAAGGCGCAACAGCGATGAGCGAGAGCGCGCACGCAAAGAAACCCCCGACCCCACTTCCGGGGCCGGGGCAAACCGCGGCGGGCCATCACCCGCAGCTGATCAAGGAACGCAAGAGCATGATACTCGGTCGACGTCGTTTTGTCATCTCAGCCACGAGTGGCCTGTTAGTGCCGGCCCTCGGGATCAGGCCCGCCAAGGCGCCGCCCTCCCACGACGATTGGGGGCCGGCCGTGCCGGACGATCGTCCGATCGGCGGCGGTACCGAGCCGGACCCTTACCCCTGGTCTGAAGAAGACGGGCTCCTTGACATCGTAGGCAAGGCCGTCATTGCAGCCGTTGCCTATGTTGACTCCTACCTGAATTCGTGGCCTGGCGTTGCCACAGCCATGGTGTTCGGAGGTTCGGTCTTTGTAAACGAACTGATGGAATTTTACGAGGGTAATAACACTCCACCACCATATGACTGGGACCAAGAGCTGCGTGATTTTGAGAACATGCTTAAGACGATGCCGCCGGATCTACAGCAAATGTTCCGCGGCCTTGGCGGAGAGGAAGCTTTGTTGCAGCAACCCATCAGCATTGCCGGCGTGTCGATCACCGAGGAGAATTTTCGCTCAACGAGCTACCGGATGTTCAATGGCGGGGCTCTCAGCAGCAAGGAACAGTTGCTAACCAAGCGATTCGCCGTGACCTCGTGGAGCAGCCTGGCTTCCTGTTGCTTTACGACAAACAACAATACCAAGATCCTCGGCCGCCGTCCCGTCTGCAACAACGGCTTGGGCAATACGGTGCGGCGGCTGGCTATGTCACCACGGCAAAAGGCCGCCGTGGGTTCTTACATTCGTAACGTCAAGACGAACTATCGTGAGTCCACCATTTACAAGCCGCTGACCGAGATCTGCGCAGCATGGAATTACGTGACATACAGCAAAGCAAAAGAGTTCGTCTATCCGGCGCTGAACCAGGCGCACACATTCTACACGAATAACCTCACGCAGACCAAGTCGCAGACCAGCTTCACGCAATCGGAATACAATCCGGCGACGGGGAAAATCGCATGAGAATTCTCGGGTTAGTTCTAATCATGCTGGCCGTTGGCGGGTGGGTGGGCGCCACAATCGAGTCATACCACCCCGAGTACTGTGGCGTGAACGGAAAGATGATTCTCTTGACGCTCGAAGGAGTAGTGACAAAATGACCTCTAACAAGTTGATCTCCTCTATCTTCGCAGCCGTCCTGCTCTCAGCAACGGCCGCGTCCGCCGCCAATTGGACGGTAGTCCCTGAAGACGGCGACAAGTGCAAGAAAGACCAAGCGGCCTTCATCGGGCAGCTGCCCGGTCTGGGTTACTCCTTGATCAAGAAGGAGAAACATGCACCACTTTCCGCCAGTTTCTCCGTCTGTGTGCGGAAGAACTCGAACGGCCTATACGAGCTGTGGGAAGTACAGCCGATCGGAATTACGGTGTTCTGTCGATTAGCTTTTCGAACAGGTATGAATGGCGCCTGTTCGAACAACCCGCTCTGATCAGGCGCCTCAATCGTGCCGGTAGACCTGAATGCGCCGCACCCACGCCCAGCCTTCGCCGATCTGGAAAGTCGAGCCGCCGAAATAGAAATCTAGCCACGGCCCGACGAGGTTGTTGTTGAGGTGCCGGTCGCTGTTCTTTGGATTGCACAACACACCAGCGTTTTCGGCGACTTGCTGGCGGGTGCCTGGCGTGCCCAGCTCACCATCAATGTCATGGGTGATGTACATACGCATGAACCCATCCGCACTGTGCGGGTTCGGGTCGCCGTCACCGAAAAAGGAATTGGCCGGCACCGATGCAGGCGATGTGAGCCGGACTTCTAATTCGTGCCGGGTCCAACACCCTTCTTCATCATTGATGTTGGCACCGCTGCTTGGAACCCACTCGCCGACGTAGGATGGACGATCGTAATTGCCCAGCTCCAAAGCCAGGCCAGACGATCCGCAAGAGGTCATGTAGCCGATATTGGTCAGAGACCCGTACGAACCAGGTGCCACACGAGGGTTAGTGTTGCTCCACCAATGGCAGAAGATCGGCCCTTCCTGATTATTACCCTGATACATGGAGCAGAAATACTTCATACCGCCCGTGCCTTTAACGTCGGCGACGAAGTCGGGATATGAACCGCCAGTCGTGCCTAAGCCATTGGCCTTGTAGGTTGTCGGATCGGTGCTTTTACAAATCCTGGTCTCCATCACAACTCGTATGTGGGCAGGACCAGTTGTCTCCCGTGTCAGCGGCTCATAAAGCTCAATCGCAAAATCCGCTATGTTGTGGACACCTGCGTTCGGGTAGTGGACATGAAGTTCAAGGCTCGGGTCGCCAGTCGGGGCACGGTTCCAGCAGACATCGGAGGTGTTGTTGTTCTTGCTGTTCGTTCCGCGCACCAGGGACGCGCCAACGACAGCGCCGCCTCCGCCTGCAACATCCTTATCCCATTTGTTGTCAGCCGGGGCGTTCTGTGTTCCTGTGCCTATAATCCCTATCGCATCATCGGTATCGCGGTCGGCAAGAGCTACGCCGTCGATCCAGCTCGCCTGCGGCTGGAAGTCGTAAACCAACGTGCCGCCGCCCGGGTTGGTCTCGCCGGCATCGATCACGGTCAGCGACACCGTTCCATCGGTGCTCTCTCCGTTCACGTCGGTGATCGTATAGGTGAAGGTGTCGGCCTCGTTGGCGGTGACGGCATCGGCCGTGAAAACGATATCGTTGCTGCCGTTGACCGACGCCGTGCCGAATGCTTCTTCAGCCCCGAGGGTGATGATCAGGTCCTCTTTCCGGCCGACGTAGGCGCTGGCGGCTGCGACATCGATCGTCACCGTCCCGCCGTCCTCGTCGACTGTCAGGCCCGAGGCGTCGCCTGCGACCGGCAGCGCTGTGACCTGGCTGAGCCCGATGATCTCGGCGTCGGTCAGGACACGGTTGTAAAGCGCCACCTCGTCCAAGGAGCAGTCCAGACGATCCGCGAACTGTGGAGCGCCGGCGAAAATCAGGTCATTCGTATTAGAACTCCACGCCCCGGTGAAGCCGGTGTTTTTGCTGCGAAACTGTCCGTCGATCCAGATCGACAGGCCAGTGCTGTCGGCCGTGACGACGGCGTGATACGTCTGACCCGAGGCCGCCACGATACCTAGAGCTTGATGTTGGGCGGTGGTGGATTGCAGCTGTGCATAAAGCTCGCCAGCATCGTTGCAGTACAAGCCGAAGTCGCCGTCGTTAAGCCCGGCCTGCTCCTTGGTGACGAGGGCCGTCAGGGTGTCCTCTACCGTATGCACCACACACCACATGGACAGCGTCCACGCGGCCAGCTCGAGCCCGGCGTCATGCTCCACGGTGCCCTTGACCGTGCCCGGCAGCCTGCTCGCCTGGTTGCTCCCTGCCGGCAGGCCCGCGACCAGAGTGACCTCGCCTCCCACATCATAGGTGCCGTGCCGGGCCCCAACCGCCGAGTCGACGACGCTGCCGGCGTCGGCGAAGCGCCAGTGGGCCAGCAAGCCTGAGAGAGCCTGCGCAGCACCGTAGGCGTCGACCGCGCTCGCGACGATCCTGCGCCCAGGCAGGCCGCGGTGACTCAGGACGTGCTGGGCGTAGCGGCGGCTCATGCCGGCTCCACCACGACGATCACGCCAGTACGGCGCGGGCTGGTCGCGCTCCAGGTGAAAGTCGCTGTGACTGTGGATTGCTCCGACCCAAGGGCGCCGGCAGCATAGGCGACGTTGTCGTTGGTCGGCGTAACGAATATCTCGCGGTCTTCGGTAGCATCGTCGGTGATCGTGACTGTCAAGTCCGTAGCGCTCGCGCTGTGCCCTACGGAGTACACCTTTGACCCGACCGGGAAGTTGCCGGACGGGCGTGTGACGCTCACTGCCAGGGTGTCGCCAGAGACGGCTGACGAGTTCTGGTCGGCATAGACGGTCTGCGATGCGCCATGGAGACCGATGATCTGGCTAAGGCCAGCCTTGGTCCCGCTGAACGTGGCGCGCTGAATCTTTGCGCCAGTGGCGGGCAGGGCTGTCTCGAGTAGCTTGAATGCCCAAGTTCGATCTCCGGACTCTGTGCTATCGGCGATATTCTCCCACGCAATGTCGTCGCCCGCCGGATCGAGAGCGAGTGCTGGCAGCGTATCTTGAGCAAAACCCAGAGCGATCAAGACACGGTTGTCACCATCTGGGACTGTGATCGACTTATCCCAGGGATTGGCAGCCGTGCTCGGCCGATCGTCGCTGACCGAAAAAACCTCCTCGAAGGCGGTGCTCGCAGCCGCCCCATGATGCCCAGCCACAGCGCGAGCCAGCATTAGGCCGTTCCGTCCGCTTCGGTCACGATGTCGGCGACCGCCGTCCGCAGCATCTCGAGGGCGTTGCTCGGGCCGACCTCGACGTAGATGCTGTCCCCCGTGCCCCACCCGAGCGCGCTGACATCGTAGTCGAGCGAGTTGTGGATCAGGTCGTGGTCGCCGCCGAGCTTCAGCCGGCACTGGAAACCGTTGACGTTGGGGATGGTTGCAGCGCCCGCCGTGACGATCGTCTTTCCGCTGTCTGCCGTGCTGATCGCGGTACCAGCATCGCTGCGGGTCACTCGGGTTACGAGGTTGCCGCTGACCGCCTTGCCGCCAAGGTCGACATCGAGCAGCACATCGTCGGCGATCTTGCCGAAAGGTGCCGAGCCGGCGTTGCGTCCGATCTCGATGCGGACCACGCCGCCCTCGGGGCGGGAGTAAACCGCCGGGCTCGTCTGCCCGTTGATCGTGACGTTCGCGCCGCCGGTCACGAGGATGCCGCCGACCAACACTCCGCTGACGGTATCGGTGAAGCCGGTCAGATCCTCCAGCTCGTAAATGCCCGGCAGGATGTCATCGGCGAGGGTGACGACAATGCCGGTAGCGCTGGTGCAGGCGCGCCGTAGACCCCGGCTGCTCGCAACCCCGGCGGCGTCGAGAGTGAGAGTGGTGCCGGCTGTTGAGGCTCCGGCGGCGAGGGTCTCGTTCACCACGGCGTTGCCGTCGGCGTCGAGGTCGGCGGTCAGAAGGTCGAAGTTTCCCCAGGCGGCGTCATCCTTGAGCACACGCCCCGTCGAGCTCACCGGGTCCGGCACCAGCCCTCGATTGCCGACGCCGACCACGCCAACGATGTCGCGGACCTGGCTCTCAGTGAGCGAGGTTGGAACGCCGGTGCCAGCGCTGAGAGCCCGACCAATGATACGCCGCTCGGCGAGGTCGGCCATGCCGCTGAGGGCGATCTTCCCCCATGCTGGATCGGCCGAGGCCCCGGCGCTGAGCAGCGAAAAGCCGGCGGTGCCGTGGGCGAGTTCCTGCACGTCGCCAGCGCTGTCGATGTAGAGGAGGCGGTAGGCGGTGCCATCGAGCTGGGTAGCGGCGTTGCTGGGCTGCACGCGCATCACCGGATCGGTCTCGCGGGCAAGCTTGTCGATCTCGGCCAGCATCCGGCTCTCGATCTGAGCCGTGGTCAGGCCGGAGGGGATGCCCTTCAGCAGGCGGTAGCCGTACCAGTCGTGAGTGCCGACGCGGCCCGCTTGTTGCGCGTCATTACCTACAGTCAGACCAATTGATTGCCCAGTTGGGTCAACTGCCTGCGCTCCGATATTACCTGATACTTGATATATATTCCCAGTTTCCGATATAGAAATAATCATGGTTGTCGAGGGATTGGAGGCAAAGTCTGTGTAGACTGAAAGCCTTTGTCTGCCTGAAGGGATTGCTACTGCTAGGTTAGCTGTAGTAGAGGCCCCTGTGTACATACGCAACTGAGTTGGAAATATAGAGAACCCGTAGCCGCCTCCATGGTTGGACGCCAAAAATATCGGTGTACTTACCCAATCTGCCGCAATATTCACATTTACGTCGAATGTGACAATATTGCGAAGCCCAAGTAAAGTCGTTGATGTGCGGGATAGCTTTGTGTTGCTGGTCGCCTCATTTGCGACTGTGCGGATAGCTCCATCCGCTTGCAGTTGGGGGTTGCCGGTGCCCGCGAGTGAGCCGGAGAGACCGTGCGACTCGCCTATGGCGGTAACGTCCGGGTCGCCCGTCACCTCATGCCCAGAGACCCAGGCCGAGGTGAGCTCTGACTCCTCTCCTGGCCCCGTGCGCAGCCGGGAGAGCAGGTCGAGCTTAGGGGCAGGGCCTGTCAGAGCAGCAAGGGCAGTAAGGTTGGCAGCGAAGGCTTGCACGTTCGAACCGATCGCGAGACCCAGATTCGTACGTGCGGTGGAAGCGTCGCTTGCGCCAGTGCCGCCTCCTGCTACCGGAAGATCGCCCGTTACGTCGGTCGTCAGGTCAATCTGTCCGCGGGTGATCTGCTGACCGCTTAGGGTGATGTAGTCCGGCGTGCCGGCCAGGGTCACGGCATCATGCGCGGCGGCCAAGGTCTCCAGCGCCAGACTGCCATCCGCCTGCACCGCCAGGACGTCGCCGTCAGAGCCGCCTGAGAAGTCGATAGCTCCGGTTCGGGGCGTGATCGCGCCGCTGGCAAGGGCGGCGGGCTGGAGGGCGGTATCGGCCGTAGCCCCCTGCGCGGCGGTAGCCTTGCCGTTGACTTCGGACTCGATCGCATCGAAGTTGGCGTCGTGCTGCGCCGACGTGAGAGCTTCGCCGCTTTCGCCACGCTTCAAAAGGTTGAGGGTCATGGCATGCTTCCCACGATAGACGAGCACAACGCCGCCGCCGCGGTACGCTGGATGCGCTTGGCGCTGGCCGTGGTCATCGTAGCGTTGGCCGTGCTGGTGATCGCGACCTGGTAGGTCATCCGTCGGGCAAGCGACCATCCCGTCCAGTTTGGTGGCCGCAGAGGTGACGCTCGAGACGTGCGCGCCTCCTGAACGGCCGTTGGTCAGCCACCAGTCAGAGCGGCGGCGGCGCGAACTCCGGCTGCGCCTGACAGGCTGGCGGCGGCGCGCAGGCTTTGCTGCTGCCCAGACTCGTAGACGCCAGCTTCGTAGACGCCTGCGGCATAGACGGCCTCGCCGCCGCTCCCCGCGACGCTAAGGACGGCAGCGGCGCGGGGCGTGGCGGAGCCTGTCAGGGTGGCGGCAGCGCGGGCCATCAAACCTGCACCGGCCCTGTGCCGTCCGTCAGCTCGCCGTTCTCGGTGAAGCCGCCGCCGCTACCCTTGTTCTCGTGCCAGGTCGCCAGAGAGCCCGAGAACTGTACGATCGGTGACCCGATCGTAGCGTTGCCGAGGTCCGGCCGCACCGGGTGGCCCCCAGGTGTCACCAGGAGCGCCTGGTTGCCGGCGACCGACAGGTCGAGCAGCACGCCATCCCACAGCCGCAGGTCGGCCAGATCGCCGATGAAGGGCAAGGTGCCATTGGTCCGCGCGCCGATCGCGAGGTTGCCGCCGGTGAAGTCGATCTCGGCGTCGGTGTACGTCGTCCAGGTCGCCGCGACGACGGCGGTGTCGAGCAACACCCAGCGCTCGCCGGTGTCGGCCATGTTGACCGACCAAGCCAGATGGTGCCACTCCGTGTCCGAGATGGTCGCCATAGTCGCCTGCAGGATGGTCGTCAAGCCGCTGTCGACCGCGAGCAGCAGTAACGCGTTGCCTGTGGTGACCTGGAGTTGGATTCGGCCCGCGTTGTCCGCGAAGATGCGCTGGTCGACCCCGATGCCGTCGCTGCGTCTGAACCATAGACTGCCGGTGTAGAACTTGCTGTCGACGGCGCCGGTCAGTCCCGTGCCGCGGGTGAGGTAGTCGTTCACGCCGTCGAAGGCGACGGGGGTGGCTGCATAAAAGCTCCCGACGCTGCCCCAGCTGCCCGCCCCCTGCTCTGCAGCAAACGCCGCCATCAGATTCGGCAGATTGTCGTCGCTCGATCCTAACCGCTCCTGCAGCCAGGCGATAAGCGCGCCGTTGAAGGTCGCGCCGGCCGGGATGGTTGCCTCGGCCGCGAACGCCGCGAGCGCGTCGCCGTTGTAGTCCGAGGTTCCGCTGCCGATGGTGCGGAACGATGCCTGGCGGTCGCCTTGCTGGGTCGCCATCACGTCTCGACCAGCATGGAGATCGCGCCGGAACTAAACACGTCAGTGCCATCGGTCTGAAACTGGACCTGCGTCAGCGCTGCGCTCAGGGTTTTGAATCCGGTAACTAGGCTGTGGTTGCTGCCGCCGCCCCCGGCAATCTGCCCAGAGAGAGCCCATGTGGCGGCGGCTGGGTTGGAACGCTCCAGCACGAGAACCGCATAGAACGATGCGACCGATAGAGTGGTAGCGAGCGCAAAATAGGTGTCGTGGGGGGTATCCGTGATAGCTGGGCCGGTGCTATTGAGGAACGTTCCCAGGCCAGCATACCCCGCCGTTTCCAGCCCACCGGAGTCGCCGAGCTGAAGCTTCAACACCCCGCTGCCAGCGCCATCGAGCGCTACGGCGTTCAGGTAGAACGTCAGCTTCCGGGCGCTTGTCAGCCCGGAGTTGAAGGTAACGGTCGTGCCCGAGGTCGTGGCGACCTCGGAGCCCAGAACCTGCCCCATCGCCGCGCCGCCAAGCGGGAGCGTCAGGCCAGCGGAGCCCAGGGTCGCTACCTCGGTCAGCGTCCCAGCCACGGCCACATAAAAATTGATCTGGCCCTCCTCGGAGGCGTCGGTCGGGTCGACAATCTCGCCGCCGATTGCTCCGTAGACCGTCTGGTTGCCGCCGCTGTCCTCACCGTCGAGGCGATAGCGCCCGATCAGGTCGGCCGTCGCCGGCGATGCGCTGTCGCGATAGGCGACGTACTCCGGACCTTGGGTTGCCGTGTCCTCGTTGGCACGCAGCTCCATCTTGCTGCTGATGCTCGCGTCGTTCTGGACCCGCAGCACTCGCTCGTTGTTGATGTACAGGTCAACGATGTCATCGGCGCTGGCGTAGAGGTAAGTGTCTTCGTCGGCGTCAATGCGGAGCTGGTTGGCCTCGAGCTTGAGCGCGCCGGCCATGACGATCAGGCTCGCGCTGTTCTCGCCGTTCTTCGCGAGGCACGCCGCGATGCCGTCGGCCAGATCCTGGTCGTGAGTGTCGTGGTCGTCTGCCAGGATCTTGACTGGCGTTTCGAAGGCGTCGACCCACACCGCAGAACCGGTGCGGGTGCCATCGGTGCGCGTGAAATTCCCGAAACCATCCCACGGCATGCTCGGTATCCTTCGTTTTGAGGCGATAGGCGCTCAATCGGCCTGTAGAGGCCCGTAGGGCGCGAGGGGATGGCTGCGGCCGATTGTGTGTCGGGCGCTCACGTCGCTTGCTGGCGGGCAGCGTAGGCTGGCGGTTAGGTCCGCAGCGTTACCTATCCGGTCATCAACAGCCGGGCCAGAAGCTGCTGCGCGTCAGGCGGCGGCACTTGCTTGCTGCTCGGCAACGGCCCGGTGAAGTCGGACGCGCCGGCGTACTGTCGCCCGGTCGGCACGGCGGCCTGTGGAGCGACTGGCACTGCGGGTTCGCCGATCGGCCCCTGCATCACCTCGCCTCGTGCGGGCGGTGCGGCGCTCGTCTCGCTCGGCGCGTCTTCTTCGGTGAAGAACTTCACCACGTCGTCTACCTTCTCGGCGCCAACCTCGCCCAGCTTCATGGCGAGGTAGCCGAGCGTCGCGCCGATCGACGTGGCGACCGGGTGGCTGCCGCCAGCGCTCATCATCAGTGCGCGCCAGCGTGGGTTTTGGATCATTAGATCCTCGAGCGTGTCCCGCGCCACGCGAGCCGCTGTCAAAACACCGGCGCCGGCGGCGACCGGGTTGTCGATGAACTCGCTCTGCGTGCCGGTGATGCGGCTCGGATCGGCCGCGTCAACCAAGGTGCCGACGGCGGCTCCCGTGATCGTCGGGCTCAACAGGTCGCCTACGGTCGCCTTGCCGCCTGCCGCGGCGGCGCCCTGTCGCGCGATGTGGTGCGCGCTGTCAACCAGGAACCGATCTGCCTTCGGCCACGACTGCGCGCCTCGGCCCAGGAACTTCAGCATGCCCGCGGTCTGCCCGGCGATCCAGCGCCCCGCCAAGCCGCCGACGCCGGCCGCGGTGAGCTCGCCCATGTTGCGCTTGAAGGCGGCGTCTTCCTCGGAAGTGATCTCGACGCCGGGGATGTGCAGATCCTGCGCGATCTGCTTGGCGGGCACCGTCGCGGTTTCTTTCGCCCACTGGCCCAAGGCTTGAACGCCTTCCTGGCCGCTGGTGCGGGCGCTCTGCTCGAAAGCTGCAACGTCCTGCTGCGGCGGCAGCCCCTGGCCCTCCGCGAGCAGCGATCGCGCCGTCTGCTGCGGCGCCTGGTCGAGCACGAACCCCGGCGGCAGCGGAGGAGCAAGCGCCGGGCTGAGCTTGCCGAGTTCGCTTGAGCGCTGCTTGGCGGCGGCGACGGCCTGCTCGATCGTCTCGAATGCGGGGAAGGACTGGCCGGACTTAATGGCCTGCTCGGCAACGTAGTCTTCAAACCCGGGATCGTCCATCACCATAGGCGGACGCTGTCCGTTCCAGATCGATGGAACGTTCGTCGGCCGACCGCCGTTCAGCATCGGATGCGTGAGCGTCACGCTTTCCTCAGTCGAGAACGAGCCATCGTTGTTCTTGAGTACGGGCCGCCCCGTCGCCGGATGCGTGGCCGGTAGGTCAAGAACGAAGCCGGGAGGAAGCGGAGCGGCCATCAGATCGGCACCCACTGGCCACCGCGATAGATCAGCTTCTCGCCGGTAGCCGGATTGGTCGCGGTGGCGCCTTCCTGGACGCCAGGAGCTGCGGCGGCAGGCGCTGCCGGCGAGCCGGTGACGGCATCGACTCCTGACCCGATCATCGCGCGCCCCTTTTCGACGATGCCGCCGAGGAGCCGATCGCCGATACCGGGCTCTGCCCCGACTTCCGGGATCGCCACCTCGGGCAAGCCGAAGTCGCCACGCGCGCCCTTGGCGTAGTTCATGATGATCGCGCGGCTGTCGCGGTCGAGGCGCGCGAGCTTGTCGCGGACGGCACCCGCCGAGTCGCCGGGAGACGGCATGTAGATCCTGGCCTGCGTCGCGACCTCATCTGCCCCCGCCGTCGCGCCAGACTTGATGTAGAGCATGTTCGCGACGATGCCGGCGATCTTGGAAGCTAGCTCACTGCCGGCAGTGCCAGGGATGCTCCCGACTATCGGCGTGTTCATGGTCGCCAGGTTCGTCTGGTTGACGCTGCCGTCCGGGTTGAGCAGGCCGTCCGTCACATCCTGGATGTCAGCGATCATGCCCGGGCCTTGCGAGACCGCGATTGCGGCCGAGCCCTGCGTCTGCTCAGCCGGGCCGCCAGGGATCGGAACAAGCGCGCCGCTCTCGTCAAAGCGGTAGCCGGACGGCGCACGCTCGGTATTGACGTTGACCTGGCTCGGCGGCGCGAACGCCGGCCCGCGGCCGACCTCAGCCCACTGCCCGGTCGCCGGATCGTACTGCTGGAACACGCGCTGATCGCCTTGGAGCACGTCGCGGGTCTGCGGCGGCTTCGGAGCGCCGGCCGGCCCGCTCGCGAGCAGCTGATTGTCCGGGCCATACCGCAGCTCGCCCTCGCCCAGCGTGTAGCCCTCGGGGTCAGGCGGCAGCATCTTCTGCATCGCAGCCTGCAGCAGCGCCTCGCGCCCGCCCGGCATCAGGGACATGGCGAGCACCTGCTCGCGGTCCATGCCTGGAAGTAGCCCGGGCGTCGCAGGCCCGCGTGTCATGCCCTGCAAGCCGCCGGTGTCCCCTGGCAGCGTCGCCCCCATCTGCGGGGCGCCCGGCTTGCCGCCGAGCATGTCGATGAGCGCCTGCTGCTGGCCCTGCTGCGCGCTCTCCGCGGCAGCGACCTGCCAGCGACCGCCCAGTCCTTGCGCGAGCGTCTGCAGCCCCTGGCCTACGGCTCCGCCAAGCGTGTCTGCCGGCTGCCGCCCCTGTAGCAGCTGCGCCATGAGCTGCTGGCGGAGCATGCCCGGGTCAACGGACGACGGCGAGCCCATCGGGATGTAGGCCATTGCCTTACAGCCTCCCGTAGTCGACCGCGAGGTAGCCGCCCGGCAGCAGACCGACCGCCTCGGGCTTCACCTCGGCCACGTCCTGCGCCATGACGCCCATCTGCACCGGCCCGCCGGACTTGTAGCGGAACGTGTAGACCGGCAGCCCGTCGTCGGTCTGGCCAACCCGCTTGATGTCCGTCTTGAGCCGGCGGTCGGAGGCCATAGCCGGCGCCACTGGCGCCATCAGGCTCGCTGCCCCCAGCGTCGCGCCGCCCTGGATGAGTCCCGGCATCATCTGCTGCAGGAAGCTGCCCTGGCTCGGCGTCGCCATGTTTTGGACCTGCGTCTGCCCGGGCGCGAAGAAGTCGCCCGCAGTCGCAGGTGTCTGCATGCCGAGCAGGCTCAGCATCTCGTTGAACGGGATCTGCCGGTTCGCCAGGGCGTCCTGCGTCTGAACCCCACGCTCCGACAGCCGGGCGTCGGTGTTGGCGCCGAAACGAGTCAGCGCCTCCTGGTTGAGGTTCTGCCGCTGCTGTTGCGCTTGGCCCATGCCGACCTGGCTGGTGCCGAGAAGGTCTGCCAGCAGGCGGCTCTGCTCAGTCCCGCCGGCCAAGACCGCCGACAGCGCCGCCGATTCCAGCGCCCGATTGCGGGTGTCGTCGAAGCGGCCAGTCTCGCTCGCATAGGCACGCGATGCCTGAGGTAGGCCTTGGTTGCTAAGTCTTTGCAACATCGCCCCTTCCTGCCGCGCGAACTCGGGGTTCAGCAGCGACGCCATGCGGTCGAAAGTAGCCTGCTCGACCCGATCACGCTCGCCGCTGAAGGCGTCGGCCGTGTTCTGCCCGCCGAGCATCTGGAGCAGCGAGAAGGCGCCCTGTCCGCCCGTCGCCGCGCCCGCGCCGTACTGCGGAGTCTGGAGCCGCCCCAGGCTGAACGGGTCGCCGCCGATCACCGGCTGTCCCGCGCCCGGCAGCGCCCCCGCCATGTCGATCCCGCGCTGGCCAGTCAGCCGCTGCGCAAGCTGCTGCTGCTCGAGCTGAGCCTGCATCGCGGGCGACAGCGCGGTCGTGGCGGTGGTGTTGAACGGATCGCGCCGGCCCTTCTCGTCGACCGGGCCAGAGAATGTCAGCGAGCCGAGCGGGCCGATCTGGTTGATCTGGTTGAGGCGAGCTTGCGCTGAGGCGAGGTCGCGGGATTCTTGCAAATTAGCGCCGATGGTCGTTCCTCCACCCTTTATCCTTTGATAGATCAGGACAAAGAGCTTAAGGTCTACAGGCTTTCTTTATGTCGCGGTAAGTCCAGGCTTGGCACGGCCCGGCTTGGCGGGGCTCGGGCTGGCACGGTTAGGCGGTCAAGGTCAAGCAAGGAATGGAGGGGCTAAGCCTCTCCATTTCTTTTTTCAGATCACGCCAGCGCGCTGATACGCGAACCGCGTCGCGTTCCACGAGACCGCGCTTGAGCGCGAGTCCACACGCACGCTCGGGCTGATCGCATAGCCGCGCGCCGTGTGAGCAAGCCAGTCCTGGATCACCGTCGCGCTCGAGCCCCAGGTGGCCGTGTTCCAATCCGCCGTGTTCCAATCCGAGCCGGACGCTGGCGGCGTCAGCGTGACCCGCACCGTGGCGGTCGGAGCCGGGGCGAAGTCGGCAGCCAGCCCGAGCGTCAGCGACACAGGGCCGCCAGCCTCGAGCAGCGGCCCCATCATCGTCACCTGCTTGTTGCGCGCCTTCGTGCCGAGGTAGCTGAACGCCTGCCGCCCGCTCGCCACCACCTGCACGCCGTCGTCAGTCAGCCCGGTGTCCGCCAGGTACACCACGCCGTTGGCGCCGCCGAAGTAGGGCGCGTCGTCGAACAGGACCCAGCATCGCGCCGGCATGCCCTTGAAGCGGCACCATGCCCCGGTCGCGAGATTCACGACGTGCTGGTAGTAGGTCGAGCCGGTCGGGTGGTTGATCAGCACCTGCTGCCGGCGCGGGTAGAACAGGATGTCCCAGCCTAACTCGCCGCCCGTCGCCTCGGCCTGCTCGATCGCCGCCTTGACGATCTTGTCGCTGATCTGCGCCGCCCGCGAGGATCGCCCGCCCGGCAGCGACTTGCTCAGCAGCGAGTAGCCGTCGGTCGTGGCCATCAAGGTGTCCGCGCCGATCTTTGCGCTTGCCCTGATGCCGAGCGGCGCGCCGATGCGAAACACGCCGATCTTAGACCAGTCGGCGGCGTCGCCCGGGTCGCTGCCTTGATAGACGATGGCCTCGCCGCCGCTCATGCGGAACACGATCAGGTCGTCCATCCCGTCGCCGCCGTCGCGGGTCCAGGTGTCGACCGCAACCAGCACGCCACCGAAGGTGCCGACGTCCGCCAGCGGGAACTGCGTCAGCGCGCCCCCGAGCGTGTTGACCGCCGAGTAGTAGGCGTCCTGGTCGGCGCCAGTCCAAAACCAGCTCCGGCTTTTAAAGGTATTGATTCCAGCCAAAGTGGCGACCGTAACATCCCCGGAACTGATCGTCATCGCAGCTTTGGCTGTGCCGTCGAAGGTCTGCGGGGCATCGGCGCCGTTCACCAGCCCGAGCACGTCGTTCATCGCGACGTACTGCCAGCGGTCATTCGAGAAGGTCGTGGTGGCACCGAGAGCGGTGCCGATGGAGCCGCCTGCGGTCGCGTCCCACAGGCCGCCTCCGGCAGCGGCCAGCAGCTTCGGTCCTGCCGAGGTCTTGAGCTCCGCCAGCGTCTCGACGGCGCCCGGCGTGCTCAGCTCGGCGTAGCTGGCCGACCCGCGGCGCATCTCGCACTTGCCGAAGCCGGGAAAAAAGTTGTCCAGCTCAATGGCGTCCTGCGGGTCCATATCGGACCAGGAGTCCCTAGCGTTGAGCCCGCCGACCGGAGCGGGCAAGGTCGTTACGTCAGGCGGCTCAAAACGCTCACGGAAGCCCGCCCGCGCCATGCCAAGACTTGTGCGGCGACGGGTAGCGAGCCTCATAGGAACTGCCCTTGTTCGTTGCGGCGCCGCCCCTGGCCAGCATAGGGGTTGCCGCCGAGCGGCGTGCCATGCCGCTTCCGGTCCTGCGCGTTTTCCTGTTTCGTGTCCCATCGGAGATTGCCGAGGGCGGCGCAAAGCTTCCCGCGCTCGCCGTGGCAAGCTTCCATGCCCGGAGGGCACTGGCCGACGAACGCCTCAAGCACAAGCCGGTGAACCCACTTTTTTGATATCACGCCGTCCAGGCTCAAATTGACGGCTGGATAAAGCCCTGCCCCTGCGAGGGCATGCCTGAGAACTCTCTCGGATGTCATCCTGAAACGCGAGCCGCCGCACCATGCCTTCCGCGACAAAGACCGAACGCGCCCGTGATCCGAAACCTCATAGGCTCTCTCGTGGCCGACGACTGGTAGCCAGCGCTCAGACATTCCAAGAGCCTTCCGGTAAATTCGCCCGCGGCACGCGCCGGCACTGCCCCATGCTCACCACGTCGAGCGCCATGTCGGCCTTGATCGCGTCCCGCAGCGCCAGCTCATGGTCGTTGCGCTCATCGGCCGACGACAACCCCAACGACCGCTTCGTCCGCCACAGGAGCCCGAGCCTGAATAGCTCCTCGTCCAGCCGGATCTCGTCGGTGTCGGCAAGCCACGTTGCCTGCCCCGTGCCGCCGGTGCTCTCGCACCAGTCGGTCGTGATGTATTCGTAGACCAGCGTGTCGCCCGTCGAGCCAGGAACCGGGTCGATCAGCAGGCTCCCGGACAACGGGCCGGCAAGCAGACGGAAGCGCCGGACGATGCCGGCCGAGGCCAGCTGCGAGGAGCGCAGCCGCTGCCACTGCGCTTGGGTGACACCGCCGCGCATTTGCAGGTACTGCGTCCGGTCCCATGCCGTCGCCACGATCAGGCGCCCGAAATCGTCCGGCACCGGGTAGTTCTCTTCGTCCGCCGTGGTCGTGATCTCGTGCTCGCGCTGCAGGATCGACCAGTTCGCCACGCGGTAGAGGTACTGGCCCTCGGCCTTGGCCACCGCGAGCATGCGCTTGGCCGTCAGATCGGCATTGCCGACGAGCGTAGCGGGTTCGACGACGCCGATCTCGGCGGCCACGTCCTGGGCGATCGAGAGAAGGGTCATTCCACGCCCTCGCTACGCGTCGTAGCCGAACATCTCGATCAGGAACTTGCCCGCGGTGAACACGTCGGCCGTGTCGGCGGCGCCGTTGACCAGATAGAGATACGTGTCGGCCGCGGGAATCCCCGTGAAGATCTTGGCCAGCGCGGCCGTCCACGCGCCGCCCGAGGTGATGAGAGCCGTCTCGGTGCCAGTAAGCGCCGCGATGCCGCCCTCGAACACACCGGCGCCGCTCTCTGCGGCGTAAAGGTCGATGTCCGTCAGGCTCGCGGGCACTTCGAGGCAGGTCATCCGGCCAGCCAGGATGGTGCCGTTCCGGGCAGCGGTGATTTGCCCAAGGTGGGCAGCAGGCGTGCTCACCCCGATGATGTCCAGGTCGTCCGTTGCGGACGACAGGCCGGTCAGGTCGAGCAGGATGTTGGTGTAGTAAATCCCGCCGATCTTGCGGACGCTCGATGCGTAGACCGTGCCCGGGCCGCCAGTGATGCCGGCGCCCGCTTCGGTCGCGAGGGTGGCGTTGTCCACGGTCTCAACCAGCGCCTGAACCGCCTCGATCTCGCTCTTGGCGACCGCCCAGTTGGCGTGCAGCTGGACCTGCGTTTGCGGCGGCAACCCGAAGTAGGACAGGTCCGCTACGATGCTGCTGGCCATCTCTCGCTCCTATGCGCTCGCGGCGCGCTTGGCCGCACGTGCCGCCCGCGCCGCTGCCATCCGGTCAGTCGGAGGAGCGGGCTCCTCGTCCGCGACGTCCTCACTCTCGACTGGCGATCGCGGCGCCATCATCATCTGGTTCAGCCGGGCCTGGAGGTCGCTGATCTGCTGTGCCTGCTTCGCCAGCATCCCCCGCAGATCCCGCTCGGTCTCGCTCGCGCCCTTGAGGTGCTGCTGGGCACGCTCGCGCAGCGTCCGCGTATTCGGCCCGATGCGCGGCAGGGCGTCATCCGGCACTGCCGCCAGCTGCTCGATCGTGAGCACGCCGCTGTGCTTCAAGCTCGCGACCTGCTCGACCGTCAGCGCCGGAAACAGATCGATCGGCGTGCCGTCCACCGCTCCCTCGTGGCCGCGCTCGAACGCTTCCCACGCCTTGGGAAAGCGGATCTTGTGCTCCTCCTTGACCTCGCGGTTGACCACGGAACGTGGGTCGCCGGGAATGCGGATCTCGACGTAGGGCTTGGTCACATAGACCGGATAGCCCTCAATCTCGGTCGCCTTCGGGTCCAGCACAGGGCGCTTGTAGAACAGCGCGCGCACGCCGTCGGCGTCGTGGCCGGCAGTGCCGCCCTTTTGCGCCTCGGCAATCCGCATCCACTCTTCGAACTCTTGCATGTGATCTCCTGGGGAAAGAAAGGGGCGGCCCGAAAGCCGCCCCGTCAATCGCGTTGTCGACTAGCTGTCGATCGAGTTGACCAAGGTCGGGTAGGTGATCATCGCCTCCTCGACCGTGACGCCAGACAGCGTGGTGACGAACACGATGCCCCGCACGCACTGGTCGCCGTCGAAAACGTCGTCGACCGCGCCCGGCGTGGTGGTCGCGTACAGCTCCACAAACGCCGCGGCGCTGTCGATCCCCTTGGTCACGTAGGAGAGCGACCTGACGCAGCCCCAGAAGAAATCGCCGGACGCGATGGTCTGCGAAGGCGCCGCTGGCGCCACCGCCAGCGGCTTGCCAGTGCCGGTGCCAGCGGCGCCGCTGGTCGTGTCCAGCATCTCAACGCCGCCATCGGTCTGGATGATCAGCACAGCCGAAGCGGTGATAGCCTCATCGGCAACGAGAAAGATAAACTCGTTGCCAAGATGATCCGCGCCGCGCTGACCAAGGCCAAACCCGGAAGCGTCGAGAGAATCCCAAACTTGGTTGGGGTCGATACCTGCAACGTACATAGTCGTGCTTCCTCTCTTTGCTCTCGTGGCCTAGAACAGCACCGCCTGAAGCGACGCGTTGCTCATGGTGAGGTTGCCCATCAGGATGATTGGCACCGCGATGGCGTCCTGATTCCAAGAGTCCCTGCGCTGCAGCGGCTCCATGTTGGCGTCGCTGTGGACGTTCCAGAACAGGTAGTCGGTCTGGAGGAAATACATGTGCGACGCCGGCGCGGCGTCGTCATGGAACACCGGAGCGGAGCCGCCAGGGCCGTAGAAGGAGATCGATTCGAAGCCCGAGCCGCCTTCGTCGACCTTGGTGATCCGCTGGATCGTCTGGAGCGACTTCCAGTAGGCCGTGAACACCACCGCGTCGCCGACGATGATGTCGGGGCGATCGGAGCCGCGCACGACCGAAATCCAGGAGTCGTCCATGTGACCCTGGATCGTGGTCGAGTCGTTGACCGTCTCGTTGTTGATCTGGTTCTGCCAGAACGAGAAGGCCGCGCGGTCGATGCCGCCAACGGTGCCGGTCGACGGCGCATCGGCGACGAGCAACTGGAGCCCGCCGATCTGCTTGCCGCCCGAGCCGGTGCCGTCGCTGTAGACGCCGGTGCTCAGCTGGTTCTTCATGGTCTTCTCGGCGTTCTTCATCCTCGCGTCGAGAAGGTTGATCATCCGGGTCTCGGAGCCCGCGTTCTTGCGCAGTTCGAGGCCGGATGCGGTCACGACGACCGCCGCCTGCTTCCAGGCGAACTCCGCCGCCGAGAAGACTTCTGAGGGCGTCATGTCGAGGAGCTGATCGATTGTGTTATCGCGGAGCCGTTTACTCTCCGCTTCTGCATGTCACCATGCAGTCCAGGTCATATCATCCCTTTCGGGCCGGGCGCTCGTGGGCGGGTTATTGTTGGGACTCACCGCCTGACCGTCGCACCTTCCGCAGAACCCAAAGGCCCTCTGCGGCTTGGCTCAGTATTGTCTGGCCGCTCTCGACAAAGCGATCAGATGTCCACTGAATTCACCCGGTTTGCACTTGGCGCCGTGGTTAGGCAGCCAAGGGGGCCGCAGTCAACCCAGAATAATAGGCAAACGTAGTATTTTCTGCGTATTCCAGCTCTTCCACCAGCGTCTCACCGCCGTCGACGGTTCTGGTGTTCCCCTTCGCCATCAGCTTGCGCAGCAGCGAGTTGTGATTGAGCACGTTGTCGGCGAACTTCTTGCGCCGCTTCTTGAGCGTGGTGGCGACGATTTCGTTAAAATTGGTGTTCGCAGGCATTGGTCATCCTCTAGGGCGAGCGCATAGGCTCCAGCCCTATGGAGTTGCGGATTGAGTACGCATCGCCCGCCGCAGAAGCTCTACCTGCGGGAGATCGTCCTCGTTCGGTGGAGGGATGCGCGCGCTCGTCGTCCGGGGCGTCTGGGCTGCCTTCGCCTTCGCGACCGCTGCCTGGCTCGCGACGGCCGCCTTACGGCCGGCATCGTCACGCTGTGCCTTCAGCAGGGCCTCGCGAAGATCGGGGCGGGACCACATGGCGTTCTGGTAGGCATCCTCCATGCTCAGCTGCCCGCCGGATTCCTTTGCGGCCTGAATCAGCCTCCCCATGTCGGACTTGACCGTCTCGAAGTGGGGATAAGCCGGCCGGCCGCTGGCGTCCTTGGCCTCGGCAAAAGCACGGATCGTGGTGTCTGCGGCGGACACAGCTTCCTGCACCTGCCGCTGATACGCCTCCTGAGCGCTGCGCTCCTGTTGAGCGAGCTTGGCCTCCAATGCTTGGATTCTGACCGTCGCCGGGTCGGGTGGCGTGGCGGCTTGCCCATTGGCCTGGGCGCCGATGTCCACCTTGAGGGCGGCGGCGATGCGCTGGACGACTTCCTGGGCTTGCGCGGTTCCAGCGCCCGCGCGCCCGCCGTACTGGCTGGCCAGCCATTCGAGGCCGGCAGCCGGGTCTTGGCGCAGATGCATCTCGGCGGCGACCAGCTTGCGCACAGCGGCGCCAGTGGTCATGCCGGCCAGAGCAAGCTCGCGCTCCAAGGGCTTGAATGTCTCGGTGATCTCAGCTGCGAGGCGCCGAGCGCTAGCCGACTCCTCGAACTTCTGCTGGGCGCCGCGCTCGATCTGCTTGCGCCAGTTCAGCACGCGCTCGCGAGCAGCGTCGTCCGGCAGGGCGGCGAGGAAGTCGCGATCCTCGGCCGGCCAGTGCTCGGGCGCCTGGACGGCGGCCTTGGCCATCGCATCCTGGACGCCGTCGGCGATGGCTTGGTCGTGCTCCTCGTGGTCGGAGGTATCGACTCCGTCGTCAGCCGGCTCGGCTTCCGCTTCCGGCGCGGCCTCTGCCGCCTCGGGGGCGGCATCCTCGGCCGGCTCATCCTCAGCGGCGGGCTCGGCAGCAGCGTCCTCGGCCGGGGTTGCGGCAGCAGCGAACGCCTCCTTCAGATCGTCGCGGAACGAAACATCATCGTCGTCAGGCATCAACCACGTCTCCAACCTTGATTTCGCTGATGTCGCCTACGCCCATCTCGGCGGCGGTCTCGCATAGGGCGGTGCCCCAGTCCTGGGGCTGGTATTCGCGCGGCGCCGTCACGGCGGCATACTCGTTGCCGACTTCCTCGAAGCCACGTGCCTTCAGCTCGCGGCGGTACGCGCTCTTGCTGTCATAGATGCGGCCATCGGCATGGCTGCGGAAGGGCCGGCTCTGGTCTCCGATGATGTGCACGCGAGGGCGCGGCGTGTAGTCGGTCGGCACCTCGACGAGGCCGCGGTCGTCGACCCAGACGAAGCGCTGGCGCGGCATGTCAGGCCTCTCCGCCGAAGGATGAGTCCCGATCAAGAGCATGCAGCTTGGCGTTCTCCAGCATCCAGAGAGCATCTGCGCGCGTCATTTTGCTCGACCTGATGACCAGTTCGCCGTCCTGGTAGGTCAGGATTAGGACATCGGTGGGCTGCTCGCGCAGAACCAGCCGAAGCGCTTGTTCGGGCGTCATGTTGACGTGCGCCCCAAGCTCCACAACGTTGGCCGCGGGCTCGCCCATCACTGCATCCCCGTGGGCGGCTGCTGCGGCGGCATCGCGCCATTAGCGCCCGCCATCTGCGCCTGCTGCATCTGCTGCTCCATCGCCATCTGCTGTTGCTGCATCTGCTGCTGAGCCAGCATCTGCTGGACTTGCTGCGTGATCATCTGCACCGTCTGGTCGATCATCGGCTCGAGGTTCCGCGCGAAGCGGAACGTCCTGATGGTCTGCCGGTAGCTCTCCATCATCAGCGGGACCACCGCGGGCATCGCCTGCGCCACCGCCGCAACCTGCTCGAGCAGCGAATTCGAGGCCGCCATGAACTCCGTCGCGTCCTCGCGCTCCGCGTGCATGTCGGGTTTGACCGTGCTGTCGGTCGCGACCGCGATGTTGGTATTGCGCAGCTTCTCCTCGCGCATCAGCGCGATCATCTCGGGCGTCACCGTCTTGCCGCCGATGCGCTCCAGCGTGCCTGGATCGAACATCTCGGCCATGATCTCGGCTTTGATGCGTAGGCAGTCGCGGACGAACCGCGCCATCGGCAGCGCCCGCGGCGTCATACGCACCTGCCCGTACTGGCCTTTGAGCCGCTGGGCCGCCGCGGTCTCGCGCTCCTTGCTCGCGCCGCGCTGAAGGTCGTGGATGCCGGTGAGCTCGAAGATCTGCATCTTCAGCTGTTCTGCGCGCTGTTGCAGCGTCCCGATCACCTGGATGATGCGCTCGACCGGCCACCACCAGATGCGGGCGTTCATGTCCTCGGCGACTCCGCCAGGCGTCCCTAGCGGGATCGCGTCGCCATCCTTAGCCTTCGCTATGTCGATGATCTCGGCCAGATCGCCGTCGACCACCACCACAGCCTTCAGCACCGTCACCAGCGCGCGAATGCGGGTCTGAATCTCGTCCAACTCGCCGGCCTGGTCCTGGTAAAGGCAGAACTCAGGCCGCGGCACCATCTGGTCTGTGGTCGTGACGCTGTAGAGCGGGCAGGGGCAGGGATAGAAGTCCTTCAGCTTGAGCGGGTCAGGCTCTTTGCGCAGGATCTCCTGGAAATCCTTGGCGACCCAGACGCGCTCGCGCTTCGAGCGATCCCAGATCTCCCACACCTCGCCCTTGTCCGCCCGGCTCGGCGGGTCAGGCGGAGACTTGCCCTCGGCGGTCGTGTGGTCGCTGTCGCCGCTGCGGGCCGAGATCGTCAGCGGGATCTTGTCGCCCTTCGCGCCGAACTCTGCCCGCAGCGCGCTTCGATCCATCGCGTGGCGGAATGCGACCCAGCCGACGTCTTCCCAGCGCCGAGCCGGCTCCATGCGGAAGTCGGACCAGAAGACGTAGCGCGTCTCGACCCGCTCATCTGCCTTCTGCTCCAGAAACGGCTTGCGGTCCTCATCCTCGCCCTCGAACTCGGGCACGATCTCGACGCCATCAAGCAGGTAGACGGGCGGCGGCGCCGGCCCTGCCGGCACCAGCGCGGGCTGGCCGAATGCATCCAGCATCGGCTGCCCGAATGCAGTCAGCACTGGCGCCATCGGCGCCGGCTGCTCAACCACCTGCACGTCATTGCGGCGCACGATGTCGACTTCGTAGACCTCGCGGGCCACACCGCGGCCGACGATCAGCATGTCGTCGCGCACCGCCTCCATCGCGGTGTCAAAGGGCGCGTCGTCGATGCAGTAGCTGAGCGCCTTCTCCAGCACGACCGCCACCGCACCGCCGATGCCGGCAAGGGCCGAGTCCTCGAGCACGTTGCGGCGCCGCACATCGGCTACAGGGCTGGCGCTGTAGACGTTCGGCTGCAGCAGATTGACGTTCGCGGCGAAGATGTTGAGCTTCGTCGAGCTTTCGTCGCGCTCCTCGTCGCGGTAGCGATCGACGATCTTCTGCGCGATGTCGCGCCAGTCCTCTTCCTCTTTCGCTGCGAGGGCCAGCCGGGCGTGCCAGATTTTCGCGTCGTCGGGCTTGTCCGCTTCGTCACGATCATCCATACCGGCTATCCCGAATCTGAGTAGGAACGAGGCATCAGAGGGACCGCGATGAACCGCTTGCTCACCGTCGCCGTAGCTGCCGCCATGCTCGCCGGATGCGCGGGAGGCATGAGCGCAGAGGAACGTGCAGCCATAGAGCGTGCGCATGAGAACCACCGCAACGCTGTCGCGATGGGCGTATGCCAAGACGCCACGCCCGAGCAGATCAAGGTGTTCGGCTCGCTTCAGCGGTGCGTGGTCGAGGTCGCCACGGTGATCAAGGAACAGCAGGACCAGTTGGCCGCGCTTCAGCGGCTCAGCCAGCAGTCAATGGCGCTATCCAACGCCGCGATCCTGTCGAATGCGTTCGCCTATCGGCCGCCGGTTCAGCAGGTACAGCCGGGCATCACTGCGCAGGATCTGAACAACGCGCTCGGGCAGGCCTTCCCGCCACCGCCGATGCAGCGCTACACGCCGATGCCCTAGAGCCTCGCCCGCACCGCTGTGCGCCCCCGCCGTAGCTGCTTCATCGCCATGTCGAAGGTCATCGGCTTCGGCGGCTCGGCCTTCTGACGTGGCGGAGGCGGCTGCTTGGTCTGCGCCGGCATCCGGTGCTCGCTCCACCATAGCGCCAGCGCCAGCGCACGCACCAGCTCGTCGGGCTCATCCAGAGCAGTCGGCGTGCCGGCCGGGCGTACGGCGCGGAAGCGCTCGAGCTGCGTCGCCAGCGTGGCAGCTTCCTCGAGCCCGCCCATCACCTTCATGCGCCGATCGCCCATCACGATCGACAGCCCAGCCACCAGATCGCGCTTCGGCAGGTGCAGCGTGCGTCTGGAGGCACGGGCGCCCACGCTCTCGCCGATCACCACCGGGATCGGGCGCAGACGCTGTGCCAGCATGAGGTCGACAGGCGGGCGGCCGCAAGCGGTGATGTCCGCGAGGACCGTCAGTTTGCCCTTGCCGGCTAGCACTGCGACACGCTCGACCACCGCAGCGTAGCGTCCTGCCCGCTCCAGGCGCTCGATAGCCTGGACGGCGTAGCCGAACGTGACGGGCCAGCGCTCGCGCTTCAGATCGAACGTGACGCCCAGCGTCTCAGTGCGGGCGAGCTTGATGATGCCTGCGGGCTCGTGGGCCTCGCCGAAGGCTACCGAAAGGATGAGTTCAGGAAGTGATTTCAACTGGATCTAGACAGCCGATTGGAAATCTGGCGAAAGAAACCAATTCCGCGTTTCCGTCGTGCGTCATGTTGTAGCGTTTGACCATCTGCTCGACATATTCAAGCACATCAAGCGCGTCCAGCACTTCCTTCTCCGTGTTCGCGTGAATTACGATCTTCGGCACCTGATCTTTCCTGTCAGGGCGAGCCAAGCGCGTTCTGGCCTCGCCGAAGGCTACGGTAAGGAGCGTAGCCAAATCCGATCCAACGTCGTGCCGAGCGGGAACGGGCCTAGCGTGCCCCTGAGCCATCTCATGATGGCCCGGGCCGATGCGCCGTCCTCCAGCATCTTCATTGCCGTCTCAGCGACTTGCCAGTCCGTCATGTTGAGCGCCGCCGGGCGGCAAGGCGCAAATTCTAGCCACCAGATCTTCTTGGTTGCGGCCTCATCGAAGTAGAAAGTGACCACATCGCGGCAGAATGACTGAGTTCCGCGGCCAAGGTTGGAGAAACGATCGCCCATCACGCCGCTTCGAACATCGCCGCAATGTCGTCCTGCGCGAACGCCGCATCGTCCCGCTGCAGAGCCTCGGTCGCTGCCACGCCCCGCGCCATCGTCAGCGCCACCATACCATCGATCCGCCCCCGGCTGCGAACCTTGTCGAGCTTGCGATTGCCGGCAGGATCGGGATGCACCACCGCGTTGGCCGCGCACATCCGCAGCACCGGGTGGTTGCCATGGGCGATGCGCTCGTTGAGTAGGTCAGTCTCAAGGTCGCGCAGCGCCGGACTCATGCTCTGGTAGCCCTGCCCAAATTGCACGAACTTCAGCTCGATCTCGCGTTCGCTGAAGCCGGCCTTGAGCAGCCACGGGCGGAAGTGGACCCATGCCCAGCGGTCAAAGCCGACCTTGCGGATGTCCAGATCATCGAACAGGCCGCGCAGGTGGTTGGCGACGAACTCGTAATCGACGCTCTTGCCGGGCGTGGTGGCGAGCGACTTCTCCTGGTGATCGCAGGTTGTGGCCTTGCTGAGCACGCAGGCCACGCACTTCGCCGCCCACACGTCGTATTCAACGACGTCCTGCCGGGCGCGCTCGCGCAGCCCTTCCTCGGGCAGCCAGAATGTCGGCTTGACGTGCCACACCTGCTTGTGAGGCGCAATCAGCGCCAACGCCGTCAAATCTGTCGTCGAGGACAGATCCAGCCCGCCGTACACCGGCAGGCCCTTGAAGCTCTCGATCACCGGCCCGCCGCACGCTTGCCACACGCTCTTGGACACGAACGGATTGAAACGCTCGACCCTCTGGTTGAGGATCAGGTTGCGATACTCGGCCTCCCTGCTCGGCATGCGTCGTGCGCCCTCGGCCATGTCCAGAACCTCGCGGCGGTTCATGAACAGATCCAAGGCCGGGTTGGCCTGCTTGATCGTCTCCGGATCGAATGGATCGGCGTCGGGGTCCGCCGACTGGAGCCGCAGCACCGTGCGGGGGTCAGCGCCAGTCTTGGCATCGTCGATCAGCTTCGAAAGCAGGTCCGCATCAGTAGGCGCCTGCGTGCTGATGATGACCGACAACGGATTCTCTTGAGCGGCCGTTGCGGTTTCCATCGCCTCGTATAGCGGTGAGCGCGGCCCCTTCACTTGCCCGAGCTCATCATGGACGTTCAGCACTGGCGAGAGACCGAAGGCTGTAGGGGCATCAGCGCTCAACGCCTTGTAGAACGTTCCCAGCTCAGGGCACAGCAACTCCTTGGCCGTGTCGCGGATCACCACCACGGCGTTGAGGGTAGGCGACATGCGGACGATCTTCGCAGCCAGACCATGCAGGATGGCCGCCTGGTCCCGGCTCTGCGCGTCGCTGTAGAGGCTCGAGTTGCGCCGCGCCTCATGGCTGCACAGGTGCAGCAGCAGGATCATCGCGGCCTCGGTAGTCTTAGCGTTCTTGCGGCCTCTCGTGATGATCGCGCGCCTTGTGCCGTGCGGGTTGTCGTAAATCGCCTTGAAGTCGTCGACCATGAACGGCGCAACCTTCAACGGCTGGCCGACGAACTTGCCTTCGGGCACGCGGCAGTGGGCTTCGATCCACGCGATGTTGCGCTCGGCGCGGGTTGGGCTAGGGGGCATCGCGCAGCAGGGCGTTTAGCTCGAGCGACATGCGTTCCGTGGCGTCCTTTGTCCACGCCTCAATACGCGCTCTTTGAGCGGGCGTGAACACGACACCAGAGGCATTAAGCTTTCGACCGATGCTGTTGAACACCTCGAACTCTTCGGGAGCGTCCATGTCGTAAATCCGCATCACGGCTACCACGACGTGCTTCTCGCCATACTCGTCGCTCATCCCGCCTGCTCCCAAGGCTTGCGCCCCGTGCTCGCGTGCCTCGACGCCGTGCCAGCAGCCTGCGGCGTGTAGCGCGACTGGTTCGTCAGCCGCAGCTTCGTCGCCTTGTCCGCCAGCGCCCTCGTCTCCCGGTCGCGCAGCTTCAGCAACTCGCCGTAGTGAGACATGACATCGGCGGAGCCAAGCGTCGCAGGCGAGGTGCCGTCAATCAGCTTGGCCAGCGTATCTGCCGCCTCGACGTGCCGGCAGTACTCCTTCAGCAACCCCTGCAACGCCGCCGTGGCGAAGAACGACGCAGCCTCGCTCGCAACCACACGCCGCCACACCTCGGTCTGAAACTTCGTCAGGTCGGCAGGCGGCGAGGGGCGGCCGTCGATCGTGCCGGCGACAACCGAGAGGGACGCGGCGGATTTACGTGGCATGCTATCACTCGCTAAAGGTGCCAGATACTTACGAAACGTACCTACGAAAAGGTGCCAGATACTAAGAAAAACCCCCATAGGGGGCAATGGTTTAGCGGCGAATTTCGG